GCCCAGCTGTTGTTTTGAAAATTGAGCTTTCAATGCTGATTGTAATTGTTGTTTCACTGTTACCAGAATATATTTCCGCACCTGTTCCTCCACCACCTAGAACATCTTCAAAAATCTGCAAATAAGGATAACCATCATTAATAGCAGAATCAATAGCCCAAGTGTTTGTGAAATCCCAATTTGTAAAATTTGATTGTTCTTTCATTTCTGCTGTGGTTAATCCTGTACCAATATCACCTGTAGCATTTGTTGATTCAGTTATTCCACTTTTTTCTTCATTCCAGTAATTTTCAATATTTACAGTAGCTAAATCTCCACCGGCTATTCCACCTTTACCAGTTGTTGAATAAGGTTCATCAAAAGAAAAATCAGCGTAACAACTATCAATAGTGGATATATCATTATCAATTGTACCTACAATACCTCCAACTCTATAACCAAACCAATCTAAGTTGAAATCACAATTAACAACGGAACAATTTGTAATATCTGCGTCATAAGTATCTGCAACTATTCCACCTATATATCCATTTGAAGTATAACTGCAATTAACAATTAAACAGTTATCTATTGCTCCTCGATTACAATCACCAGCAATGCCACCCACTGCTGATTCAGTAGAATTAGTGCCTCCAGACACAATTGTACTGTTTTTTACAACAATATTGCTGACTGTAGTCTCAATTCTCCCAATAACGAAAGAGGTAAAACCTTCATTATTATTAATTACAGTCATATTATCAAAAGTTAAATTTTTAATAACTGCTTTAGTATCATTCCCAATGAAGGCTACTTCATCATCAGACAGCTCGTTGTAACCACCTGTTTTTTCTATATGCATATTGCTAATTGTATAACCCGCACCATCTATTGAATCAACGCCCCAACCTATGTCTAAAACTAAAAACCCAGCTCCGTCATTCCAGTTAACAGTATCTGAAGCGTCTATATCATTCCCTAATTCATAATAAGCATATAATTCATCATTTATATCCTGCAATTCCTGTAATGTTTCAATGATATAAGGGTCTGCCTGTGTACCTGCACCTCCAGAAAAGTGGTTAACATAGATAGTAGTTTTACCATTTTCCTTGATATAATAGGGTCTTTCAAAGTTATCAAGTCCATTATAAGGGTCTACATATTCAATCTTATGATTATCATCTATCACATATACCTTATCGTAATTATCATGAGGTAGGATTATTTCACCCGAAATTTTTTCTGCTCCATCAACATAAATTAATTCACGATGATAATTTATGTTTTCATCTTTTTCAGCGTTTTCAATCCAGGGATTGCGACCTCTAACATTAATTTTACTTATATCATCTGTATCTAATACAACTTCACCTTTTAGTTTGTACTGACTATTTTTTTCTAATTCTTTATACTTTCTAGTTAACTCTTTATCTACTGTAGACTCTTTATCTACTGTAGACTTTTTAGATTCTTTATCTACTGTAGACTTTTTAGATTCTTTATCTACTGTAGACTTTTTAGATTCTTTATCTACTGTAGAAAAAGCTACATCTGTATCCTGCCATTCACCTGTGTCATTTAAGTCAACTTGTAGGGGTCTTGAGCTGACTTTAATTTTAGTTCTTTTAGCTTTTAAATCTTTTTCTATCTCTTTGAAATATTTTAATTTCATTTCAAAACCCCCTTTTTATTGTTTAAACATTATTGTGTAAGATACCTGTTCCACTTGCAATAAGCTTATATTGACCGGCATTTGTAAAAGCCTCATTTGTTAAATCTTCTCCACCATAATCTGTGCCACCTGTAAGTGCTGAATAACCACTCCAACCAGCAACTGTTACACCTGCTGGAATATCAAAGACTAAGTCAGCGTTAGGCCTAATAGTACCACCGCTTGCTGTAGTCCAGGTAATAGCCTGTCTAGCATAACTTCCACCAGATATTTCAGTGCCTGTTTCATCAATTAAACCTATATGGCTTATTAAATCTCCACCGGAGTCTGCTATGGCATTACTATAATTTGTATTCATTTTAATTTCCTCCTATCTAATAACTTTCCATTTTGCTTTACTGGGTTTTCTTGCAAACTTTCTTTTCATTAATTCTGCTCTCTGATAAAACTCCTGCTGTGCAAGACCAGCTTCTTCTGTTCTTCTATCTTTCATAAAAGCCCTATACAAACAAAAAGGTATGATTATATCTTCATATTCTACTGGCAGTTCAGCTTCATCTATCATTGCTTCCATCTTATTTGCTGTCCTGTAATAATAAAGCGTTAAAGTGTTATCGTCTTCAACATTAGAAAGATAGATTGTATCTCCCCAGATATAATAACCTTCTTCTTCTCCATCTTCTTCAATAGTTATTGGTTGTTCAAAACTTTCACCGAGCTTAACTTTGTAATAATCTATATAATCTTTTGGCAGTGGATATGTTTCCTCTATTGTAGGATAAATATAAGCTCGCTGTGTAAGATACTTAGCTTTCTTAGACACTTCTTTTAAACCTTCGTTAAGCCAGAAAGTCAGTTCATCATCAGTCCAGAAAGAAATATCTGTATTATATTCGTCCAGTATTTTTCTAACCTGGTCTATATACTCCTGGAGTGTCATAACTTACCTCCTTACTGCACCTTAGTTATTTTTCTTCTTAGTGCTTTATGTTTTTCAACTTGTTTTTCTAAAAGTTTAGCTTTTTTGTCGTCATAAGTTTCATACTTGCCGCCGTTAAATTCTACTCTGAAATAATTTCTTTCTCCTTTTTTTTCTGGTTTTTCACCAGTATCTATAAATACTATGTGATGTAGTGATTTAGAAGCAAAAACGTGTAGCTTAGGTTCCGGCTCAACTTTATCAACTTTATCAACTTCATCTAACAATTCTTTAGCTTTTTCTTCTGGTGTCATAGAAACCTCCTTAAGTTTTTCGTCCATCTGTTTTTGGTGTGATTTAATGTGACAGGCAACAGGGTTATCCTCCGGGTAAGCTGCTTTATTGTTACAACTATCTCCATCTGAAGTTACAGCTTGACAGTTCATATCTTCGCTCATAATATCCTCCTTATAATAAAATAGGGGAAGACATAGGCCCTCCCCTCTATTTTGCTTTTATATTTTTTTATGCAAAAGTGATTCCGTCTACAACTCTGTGAGTTTTGTTGAGTCTAACTCTTAGAGTTGACATTGTTAAGTATTCATCTTTCCAGCCAAGTCTATCTGTTTCCTGGAGGTTCTCTCTTAGAGTAGTTGAGTATCCACCGTAAGGCATGATATCAATATTTTCCATATCTAAGATAGCTCCCATACCCTGGTAATCTCTCTCGAACATATGAGAAGTTGCTACCCAAAGGGTACCGTGGAATGAGATATACTCTCCAATACGTAGACCGTAGTAGGTTTCACCAGAACGTGTTTCAATTGAATCGCTGGCGAACTTGTTGATAACAGAACCTATACGTGGAGAAGTAATGAAAATCTTCTCTTTAGAACCATATTTGAAAGCGTCTTCTAGGGCTTCTTCCAGTAATGCTTGTGTTAAGTTACCACCAATGGTGTCATATTGATTGATTAAGAACTGGAATAGTCCACCCATAGTTCTACGTTTATCACTGATGTGTTCGTTTCTTTCACCAAAGACGTGAGCTCTCTCTAGGTCTAACTTGTGTTCGGTAGCTTTTCTACGTCTAAGTCTTGTACGCTCGTCTTCAGTTGTTTTCTTAGGTTCGTTAGCGTCTTCTAATGAACCAGAGAAAGGTGTTCTGAAAATCTGAACGTAGTTGTAAAACTTATTAGGCTGTGTTGCTCTGGTGTCTGGGGAGAGTGAGTTTTCTTCCATAGCATTACCCATTCTCATAAAGTTATCTCCGTCGCCGATAGCTGTTGCGGCTGTTCCAGCTTCTCCAGATTCTTCACCATAAGCTCTAGTTACTGTTAGGTCATTTCCAGATACGGCACTAACGAACATTACCTCTCCAGTAGTTGTGTTCTTAATTAAGTCTTTTGCTTTAACTATAGAACCATCAGCTACTGTGATAGTTGTTGCTGTGTCCGTTTCTGCACCATTAGCTTCAGTCCACCAAGGTGCTAAATCATCATCATACCAGGTTTCTTCTAATGAATCTGCAGAACCTGTAGATGTTTTATCGCCAATAACAAGGAAAGGTGTTTCTGAAGGCTGTAATTCCAGAATCCTATCCGCTACATTAAGGTCACGTCTTTCAGTTGCTACATTGAAAGAACTAACTGGGGAACCTGCTGTACCGTCCCATATATTCTTAGGCATTTTTGTTCATCTCCTTATCTTTATCTACCGAAGATTGAACCCCCTCCTCCAAATATTCTATCTTTAGTTGCTTCTTCATTATTTGGATTTTCCGGTTCTCTAACATTGGAACCTTTAGAGTGGGGAAGTTGTGCCGCTTGTTTTTGCTGAATCATATTCTGATTAGTCTGCTGTTGATTAGCGGCTGTATTTTTGTTTTCCCTCTGTTTTTTAACCTCCAGGTATGCTTTCTCCAATCCGTTAGGAAATAATCTAGGGTTCAAATAAACACGGTGATTTTGCATATATTGTATTACTTCTTTTTTTACTTCTGGGTCTTTAAAATCATCATATTTGTTTTCTAATTCAACACGTTTATTAGAAAAAAA